TCTGTTTCTGGCAGGGCAGAACAGTGCAACGGCACGTAATCTGTTGATCCGCTCGCCATTGGTGGGTGTTATGGCCAATGCTTATAACAGAGCAGGTGGCAGAGTCCGGGTCGGTGCGATTGATACAGCAGCCGATACTTACATCAAGAGTGTCTACCTTGTGACTACGCACGGTGTGCCGGTTGCCGAGGTGACGAGTAACAGTACCTACACGGACATCTACTTCAACACATCAGCGGGTAACTCTTTTGTTCGTCACAAGTCAGGGTGGCGGCGTCTCAATACGGGTAACCCCAAGTATCTGCAAAACAAACTGTCTGTTAAGTCCGAACACGAGGCAGCGGATTCGTTCGACGACGCCGTAAAAGACGGCTACGGGTGGGTTGGTATAGAACTTCGCGGCATGATCGACAGGCTTGTGGATCAGGCGATGGGTGAGGGTGTCACTCGCGCCCCGGTGTTTGGCGAAGGTGGGTTCGGCCATAGCATAGACTCATCATTGATCACAGCGATGGCGCGTGTGTTTGCCGGGGAGATGTCACCACACGAGGTGTCTATATCGAATCAAGTAGAGTTTCAACGGCTCTTCAATATGTACACCAACAAGCGAGAGAAGTTTAACGGTGCGCTAGTCAAGGCCGTTGACTTCTTGACCGGTGAGAAGTGGATCTTTGCCAACAACGTCAACGGTGGCGTGACTGTGGGTGCGATCAATGACACAGGTTTACTAGCCGCGATTGAGAAGTACAAGTCGGGCGAGGCACTACCTACTCAACAGGAAGGACATTTTAACTACGCAGTCGAGACGGTTCCTATGCAGTGGTATCCGTCGTTTGAACATGTACCGGGCGAGATCCGCAGTGGCATAGAGTTTTCTTTAGCGATGCTCAAGACGCATCGTAATGCAGAGAAACTACTCCCCGACTGCACTGATATATGGCAGGAGATGGGCTGCGCGTCCATCTTCAATCATCACGGAGCGACGTTGTATGTCCTCGCTAAGTAGAAGGAGGCTTGAAGAAGTGGCCGGGGAAGCATTGGAAAGAGAAGTGTTTAACGCATACGCCGCAGGGCTAAGACCCGTACCCGTACCGATAAAAGGAGAGGACTCAACGTACGTATACATGAGACGTTTCACGGATATAAGAGAGTTTCATATACGAGCGGGGGAAAACCTTGTGCGTGTGTTTACGCTCAACACGATGCCCACTAAGTTGAAAGAAGTTTTAGCCATGATTCATGCGATTGAGTGGCCGTGTAAGGATGACCGGCAAGCGCCTATGTCGCGCCCCGACTATGTGCCCGAACATTTTTTAGACACGGGGTGGATGACGGGTAAGGACGAATACGTGGTGTGTCTGCCTAATAATTTCTTACACGAGTTACAGGGGAAGAGCGTATCAAATGATACGGTGAAGGAGGGTCAATGACACCGGAGGCCAAGGTAAAAAAGAAAGTAAAGGACGTTCTCAATGATATCGGCGCGTATTACACGATGCCAGTTACAGGGGGATACGGAAACAGCGGCGCACCCGATTTTATTATTTGTATCGCCGGTTTGTTTTATGGTATAGAGTGCAAAGCGAACGGTGGGAAGACCACCGCATTACAGTTGAAAAACCACGATGACATACGTAAAGCCGGTGGCATCGCATTAGTAGTAGATGAAACAAACGTAGATAACCTACGCAAGGAGTTGATCAGTCATGTCGAAGAAAGAGCAAATTCTCAAGTTGTTGTCGCAAGGCAAGACGGTGAGCGAAGTAGCAAAGTCCACAAAGTCAGACACAAAGTACGTGTACTACGTTCAGTGGATGAATAAGACAGGTAAGACCTACGACTACTCGAAGAAGAAAAAGAAATATGCGAAACCTCGCATAGCCAAGAAGCCCTCGAAGATTGTGGATGCGGTGCAGGAGATGAAGGCCACGCTCGATGCGTTGGACTTAATCAAAGACATTGATCCTGTGAATCACCCGCCGCACTACAAGACAGGCGGTATTGAGACCATCGACTTCATCGAGGCTAAAGATCTTAATTACCGATTGGGTAACGTCATTAAGTACGTCAGCCGCGCCGGTCGTAAGAACTCTGATCCGGTCGAGGACTTGCAGAAAGCAGCGTGGTATTTGACTCGTGAGATTGAAGCGAGGAAACGTGCGTGAAACCCAAGAACGAGTTTGCTTTTCCACAGTTGGAAGGTGAACGTCTGAAGTGGTGGGGACACGGCATGACTTTGCGGGATTACTTTGCAGCCAAGGCAATGCAGGGCTACGTCATATCTCACGGCGTAGTCCTGCGCCCCGAGGAAGTCACCAAACTCGCCTATGCCACAGCAGACGCGATGCTTTCAGAACGGGAGACCAAGAAATGATTAGATGGTTACTAGGTTTCTTTAAACGAGCAGAAGAGTTTCGTAAGAAAGAGTGGGCGCACGTACCGCCTCCGTCGTGGGGGGCTAAGCGTGGTGGAAGAGATTATTGGTGATGAGCGAAGGTAATAGATACACCAAACCGTCTAGGTTTAACTTGGTGCTTTCGTTTGAGCAATACAAAATCTTGATGGAGCGCAAGCGGAAGGCCAGAGAGAATCATGACAGAGTGCGGTACAAAGACCTAGAGAAAGAGTGGGGCATCAGACAGCACCACATGGCATCAGCAGTTCATCGTGGGATAAAAGAGTATGACTACAGAATCGAAGTCGAAAACGGTGGTAGACAACGTATCCCCACCCGGATCGTGGAAAGACGAGTTGAACGCCGCCCCTTGGGGGTATGGCCAGAGTCAGCAGTCGCTAGTCGAACGATCCTTACAGAATATACGGAGAGCGGGGCTGTTCGACGAGGCTACAGTCCTTTCGTTAGAGCTTCTTACTTTGAGGAATGAATTGGAATACCAAAGGGGTAAAAACATCAGGTAAAATTATGCCGTATGAAGATCACTTACGGCCAAGTCGATGCTTCAGATCCGGGGGTCAAGCGGCAACTGAAGGTGCTGCAAAAGGCCTGTCTCCCGGCAGATGATCTTTATTTCCCGGAAGATGGGGTGTGGTGGATGGCGCATCACAAGGCTACCCCAGTAGGATTTAGTTGTTTGTCACCATCACAGCAGATGGAGGATGGTATTTATTTAGGACGCTGTGGTGTGCTGAGTGCGTACAGGGGGTATGGTATTCAGCGGCAGATGATCCGGATACGAGTTCAGTGGGCTAGGAGGCATGAGTATAGATGGGCTGTGTCGGATACCACCGACAACATACCGAGTGCCAACAACCTGATCTCGTGTGGCTTTAGATTATATACCCCCAAAGTTTTGTACTCGTTCGCACGAGCGTTGTATTGGAGGAAAAGACTCTAGGGGGGTCGATGCCGTTCAAGGACGAGGCCGTACGTAAGGCCAAACAAAAGGTGTACGCACGTAAGTGGTACGAAGGGAACAGACAAGAAGTTATTAAGAGAGCGAGGAAGGGTAGAGATAAAAGCAGAGTAGAGTGGGTCGCATACAAATCGAAGCAGCGGTGTAGTCATTGCCGAAAGAAACACCCGGCAATCATTGACTTTCATCATGTGATCAAAGAAGGTAAGCGATCTGTTAATTATTTGGCTGTGAGACAGAGAAACATAGCCGAAGCAATCAAAGAGGCAGAAGAGAAGTGCATACCGCTCTGCTCTAACTGCCATCGGATACTACATTGGGATCTAACACGCAAAGCGATGAGTAAAAGGAGAAAGAAGGGTGGAAATTGAAGACGATATATTGGATCTGATTCAGGCGTTGCCTGAGAACATCAACGACGCATCTACCACAACTGAGATGAAGTTCTTAACAGTCGGTGGGATGTTGTGGGCGTGTCGTGATGAGATTATCTATTTGAGGAAAGAGGTAGCGAGGTTAAAGAATGACAGTCGTCGTAAAAGAAAGAAGGTGTACGGAGTGCAAGCGCAAGTTCGCTAACCCGGAATCGTTCCGGTCGCACAAGTACAGATTCGGTGAGTGCCGCTCGGTCGAGGCGTTGGCGGCAGTAGGATTCGTAGAGACATCAAAGGGGTGGAAATATGTCGTTCGTAACACTTGATTTTGAGACGTACTATTCGCATCAGTTCAGTCTCAGTCGGATGACAACGGAAGAATATATCCGTAGTCCGTTGTTTGAAGTCATCGGTGTGGCGATGAAGATCGACGATGACGAGACTATGTGGTTCAGTGGAACCAAGCAAGAGATCAAGGCGTGGCTTAACCAAGTTGATTGGAGTACGTCCGCGCTGCTCTGCCACAACACACAGTTCGATGGTGGCATTCTGTCATTCATCTTCGATATCGTACCTGCTTACTACTTCGACACTTTGTGTATAGCTCGGGCTAAGCACGGCGTTGATGTAAGCGGATCTTTGGCGAACTTGGTTAAGAGGTATAACTTAGGTGAAAAGGGTACGGAAGTTGTCGATGCCCTTGGGAAGCGTCGGCAAGACTTTGCTCCTGCTGATCTGCATCGTTATGGGGATTATTGCATTAACGATGTCAATCTTACTTTCAAGCTGTTCAACCTTTTTATCGCGGATCACTTCCCGCAATCGGAACTCGACCTGATCGACATGACGTTGCGTATGTACACGCAGCCGGTGCTGACAGTGGACGATGCGTTGTTGGTCGAGCGACTTGAAGAAGTTAAGCAAGAGAAAAAAGAACTCTTGGCGGGATTGAAAGGCGTGCTAGGCGTCGAGTCTGAGGAAGAAGTTCGGGCAAAGTTAGCGAGCAACCCACAATTCGCTGTCATCTTGAAGGAGCTTGGCATCCCTGTGCCAATGAAGATTAGTCCAACAACCAATAAAGAAACGTATGCACTTGCCAAAAATGATGAAGGGTTTATTGAACTCTTAGAACACGAGAACCCACTCATCCAACAACTCTGCTCTGTTCGGTTGGGTACGAAATCAACTATCGAGGAGTCACGCATTGAACGCTTTATTGGTATTGGCGCTCGTAACAATGGCAGGATTCCTATCCCGCTCAAGTATTACGGCGCTCACACCGGTCGTTGGGCTGGTTCTGACTCGGTTAATTTCCAGAATCTCCCAAGCCGTGATAAGAAAAAGAAAACCCTGAAGAAGTCCATCATGGCTCCGGCTGGTCACGCTGTTATCAACTGTGATTCTTCTCAGATTGAGGCGCGTGTCTTGGCGTGGCTTGCCGGTCAGGATGATGTGACTGAGCAGTTTGCCAAGGGTGAGGATGTGTACTCGATCTTTGCGTCGAAGATCTACAAGCGTTCAATCAGTAAGGCCGATCCAATCGAACGGTTTGTCGGCAAGACCTGCATCCTCGGACTCGGCTATGGCACAGGATCGAAGAAGTTACAGCACACTCTGAAGACTCAACCGCCGGGGGCTGACCTGCCTGATGAGCAGTGCAAGCAGATTGTTGATCTGTATCGGGAGTCGAACAACAAGATCACGGCGTTATGGCGCGAATGTGATAGTACCCTGCCGCACCTTTCGTCATGGCCTCAAAATTTAAAATCTTATGCCATAGGGAAACATGAGTGTGTATGGGCTACCGCGTCCGGTATTCAGTTACCAAACGGATTGTTTATACGATACCCCGACCTGAGACTCAGCGATAACAAGTACATCTATAAGTCCCGCAAGGGAACCACGAGTATATGGGGCGGCGCGATGGTTGAGAACATCGTTCAGGCATTGGCTCGGATCATCGTCGGTGAGCAGATGTTAATGATCCGGGAAAAATTCCGTCCGGTCTTGACAGTGCATGACGCAGCGGTAATTGTCGTACCAAAAAGTGAATTAGACCAAGCGGTTGCGTTTATAACCGAAGTAATGTCTACTCCTCCAAGTTGGGCAAAGGGGCTACCCGTGGCCTGTGAGGCTAAATACGGAGAGTCCTACGGGGATTGTTAATGGCTTGGCGACCGCGAAACGAGACTGAACAAGACTTACAGAACGAGGCTAAAACGGCTGAGTTACTCGCACAGAAATGGTCTTGTGATGTACACAAACTATCCGAGACTTTATATCCGGTGGACTGGGCGTTCAGTCGTGAGGGTACGGTAGTCGCGTATGGGGAGTATAAGAAGCGAGGTAGGAAATACGATACCGCGCTACTCAGTGCTGCCAAGTACTACCGGATGCTCGACTTTGCCCGGATGACGAAGCTGCCGGTGCTGCTCATCATCGAGTGGCCTGACGAGTTAGCCTACATAGACCTGTCTCATAATAATGATTTGGAGTTAGAGGCAGAGATTGGCGGTAACTCACGGGGTCAGAACGGGGATATCGAACCGGTTGTTTATATCCCCTGCGATAAGTTCGAGGTGATCACTTGATTCAGTGGTCATTCAGTAGTCTCAAGGACTTCACCAACTGTCCGAAGCAGTACTACCACACCAAGGTAGCGAAGGACTTTGTTAAGAAGACTACGGACAATATGTTGTACGGAACGGCTGTACACAAGGCTTGCGAAGATTATGTGCGCGATGGCACACCGTTGGCTAAGAACTATGAACGTTTTAAGCGACAGTTGGATGCCCTGCTGGAGATCAAAGGAACCAAGTATTGCGAACACGAGATGGCTCTCACACGAGAACGAGAACCATGCGCGTTTGATTCCGGTACTAGGTGGGTGCGCGGCATCGTTGACTTGCTGATCGTCGATGATGAGGATGCGTTCATCGTAGACTACAAGACAGGCAGTAACCGTTACCCTGATCCGAAGCAGTTAAAGTTGATGGCGTTGATGACCTACGCCCACTTCCCGAAGGTTGAGCGGATCAAGGCTGGCCTGCTGTTCGTGATGCACAATACTTTCGTAACTGAAGAGTATGCGAGATCTGACATAAACAAGTTGTGGAGTAACTTTTTACCGACCCTCGACCAACTGCAAGTGTCGTACGAAAACGATATGTGGTTTGCCAAACCGAGCGGCTTGTGCGGGTGGTGTCCGGTTAGTACATGTAAGTTTTATAAGGAGCGGTAGTATGAACAGAGATATTTTCGGTACAGATCCGTTTTATTTAGTTAGACAAGATGATCCCGATACGAGCCATGAAGCAGCGAGAAATGTAGATACAACCAAGTTAGAAAGGATGGTCTACGAAGCCATAAAGGGTTTCGGTGCAGACGGCTGTATTAGCGATAGCGTAAGAGCGATTTACCCGACATACCCATATAGTTCAATCACGGCTAGATACAGAGCGTTACTTGACAGGGGTATGATTGTAGATACCGGCATCCGTAAGCCGGGAAAATCAGGACGCAATCAACGTGTCTTGGCAGCAACGTGTTGGATTCCAGAGGAGCAATTAAATGCCATACGTAAACAAGGCACGGCCATACAAGAAAGAATACAAGCAACAGGTTGAACGTGGTGAACACGAAAACCGGATGGAGCGTCAGCGTGCGCGTCGGTCCTATGACAAAAAAGGTATTAGTCGAAAGGGCAAAGATGTTGCTCACGTGAAAGCACTATCGAAGGGTGGCAGTAACTCGACCGGAACTCGGTTGGAGCCACCTTCAAAAAATCGTTCGTTCCGTAGAACTTCTAGCGGAGCTATGAAATAATGCACAAGGCGTGAGTGTGCTGTAGGGGAGTTTTCCACCCACTTCTCCCCCCAATAACCGCGCCAGTTGATGATAGGGACTCGCTACCTCGAAGTTTCCCCCTAGGCATCAACCGTCTGGCCCACGATACGGGCTTTTAAATACAGTTAAATTTAGTAGGTACAGTATGCAGATCATAGATAACGCAGCGGTGCAGATAACCGCTTCTAATAACTTCGCTGCCGAAATTAAAGCACGGCTAGAACGCAGCGAGATTATCCGAGATAACAAGTACAGCAAGGAACTGTTGATCTGTTGGGATCACGGTGAGATGAAGACCCTTGCCGAGTACTTGGACAAGTATCTCCCAAACCCAAGTGTTCCTAAGATCCCCTCGCCTATGCAGAGGGACTACGATTGGCCGGGGTTGTACAAACCTTTCGACCACCAACGAGACACAGCGGAGTTTCTTTCGCTCAGGCAACGAGCCTTCTGCTTCAACGAGGCGGGAACCGGCAAGACATCAGCGGTGATTTGGGCCGCTGACTACTTGATGAAACAGAACATCATCAAGAAAGTCCTAGTCATTTGTCCCCTGTCTATCATGTACTCAGCGTGGCAAGCTGACATATTTAACGCTGCTATGCACCGCACGTGCGGAGTCGCACACGGCTCAGCTTCAAAGCGTAAGAAGATCATAGATGAAGGGTATGACTTCACGATCATTAACTACGACGGCACAGCAGTTGTGCTGGATGAACTCAAGAACGCTAAGTTTGATCTGATTGTTGTCGATGAAGCCAATGCTTACAAGAGTCCAAACACTAAGCGATGGAAGAATCTTGCTAAGTTGATCGGGTCTGACACGTGGCTATGGATGCTAACAGGAACCCCTGCCGCGCAATCTCCGGTCGATGCGTTCGGATTAGCTAAGTTGGTTAGCCCGGAGCGGGTTCCAAAGTTCTCAACAGCGTGGCGTGACCGTGTCATGGCACAGGTCAGCAAGTTCAAATGGGTTCCGAAGAACGTCGCCACCGATGAGGTGTACCGGGTATTGCAACCCGCCATTCGGTACACAAAGAAAGAGTGTCTCGATCTACCTGAGATTGTTTATCAAACGCGAGAGGTTCCGCTTAGCCCGCAAGTATCTAAGTACTACTATGCGTTAAAAAAGCAATTGCTGATAGAAGCAGCCGGAGAACAAGTTTCCGCCGTCAATGCGGCAGCGGCTCTTAATAAACTTTTACAAATATCATCAGGTGCGGTGTATACGGACAAGCATGACGTAGTGCAGTTCGACATCTCGCCTCGTCTCAACGCGCTCAAAGAAGTGCTTGAAGAAACTACCAACAAGGTTGTAGTATTTGTTCCGTTCCTTCATGCTATCGAAATCGTAGGCGAGTTCCTTACGAAAGAAGGCATAACGAACGAGGTCATCAACGGGAGTGTTACAGCGCAGAATCGGCACGACATCATCAGTCGATTCCAAACTGCAAACGATCCAAGAGTCCTAATAATTCAGCCTCAATCAGCATCGCACGGCGTCACGCTAACTGCTGCTGACACGGTTGTGTTTTGGGCGCCGGTGATGTCAGTTGAAACGTACTTACAGTGTATTGCTCGTATCGAAAGAGTTGGTCAAGTAAACAAGATGTCAGTGGTGCATCTGCGTGGATCAGAGGTTGAGAAAAAGATTTACGCGATGCTCCAAGGCAAAGTCGATCATCACCAAAAGCTGGTCGATCTGTATAAGCAAGAGTTAGAGGAAGTAGAAAATGGGTGACACAGATGAGTTAGTCGAAGCGTATCTTTTGATACGCTCGGAGCGTGAGAAGTTGTTACGTGAATACGAGGCTTCTGACGCAAAGTTAAAAGAAGATATGTCGAAGTTAGAAGCAGTGATGCTTGATATGTGCAACGCAGTTAACGCAGACAGTATCAAGACCAAGCACGGCACAGTCATGCGGAAGTTGAACGAACGTTACTTCTGTCAGGATTGGGACAACTTCTACAAGTACGTGCTTGAGAATGAGGCAGTGCAGTTGCTTGAGAGACGCATCCATCAGGGCAACTTCAAAGAACACTTGGCAGAGAACGAGGCAGACGGTCTGCCGCCCGGTGTGAACGTGATGCGTGAGTTTGGTGTTTCAGTGCGTAAAGCCAGTAAGTGAGGAATTTATGAGTAACGATATCATTGCAAGTTTGAAGAGCGAACTCGCCCAGATCCAAGGCGGGGTCGATGACGATACCCGTGCAGTTGCCGGTGGCGGTGGTAATGCCTCCAAGCGCATCAGCATCAAGGGCGGCGTGTTCCGTAAGATGGCCGGTGGTAAAGAGATCGGTGCTATCGAAGATCGCTACATGAACGTGATCTTTGTGAAGATGGCTCACGCTCCTAGCCGTACCTACTACACGGGTGCATACAAGGAAGGCGAGAAGATCGCTCCGGTTTGTTGGTCGTCGGACTCCAAGGTTCCCGATGCAGAGGTGAAGACTCCGCAAGCCTCGGCCTGTGACAAGTGTCAGTACTCTGTGAAGGGTTCGGGTCAAGGTGGTAGCGGTACCGCTTGCCGTCTGTCGTGGCGTACGGCGGTTGTCCTGCCGCAAGATCCGGGCGGCGATGTGATGCAGTTGGTTCTCCCGGCTACGTCCTGCTTTGGTAAGGAAGAGAGCGGTAAGTTCCCGTTCCGTCCGTACATTCAGATGCTGGCTAACAACAATATCTCGGCAGGTCGCGTCGTGACCAAGATGCAGTTCGACACGAAGTCGCCTGTACCGAAGCTGCTGTTCTCGCCTGTTGGTGTCGTTCCTCAAGCCGATGCTGAAACTGTTCAGCGTCAGAAGGAAACGAAGGCTGCTGAAAGTGCAGTTAAGCTGACGGTGTATCAATCCGATGAGGGTGACTCTGCTGTAGTCATGCCTGCTGCGTCTGCTCCTGCGTTTAATCCGGTCGAAGAGGCTGATACAGAAGCCCCGGTTATCCGCGAGAGCAAGAAGGCTGAGCCGGTTGCGGCGTCTGGTGACGCAGCCGATGTCATCAAAAAATGGTCTAAGAAGGGCTGATCAATGCCTCGCACATACGGCGATAAACTCTTGAGGCAACTGAGTGAGGGTGACCCTGCCCTCCTTGGTGTGCAACTTGGCCGCTTGTGTGTCGAGGCTAACCTTCCTGTAGTGTACGTTGCTGAGGCAGTAGAGGCATCGCGTAATACGGTGCATCTATGGTTCCGTGGTCAGGTCATGCACGAAGGTAAGCGCAAGATTGTGGAAGCGTTCATGTATCTAGTGGAACAGGACATGAAGAACGGGACGCTTCCCGCCTTGAATACGAAACAAGCCAAGTCTTACATAGAGGGGATGATCGGCCGAAAGATTTAGAGTGCTACTCGTGGTTGGCGGGGCGGCCGTCGCCCCGCCTTTTTTATCTAAGTGGGTTGGTGTTCATGCGAAAACAATTTTACGAGAAAGTACTGCCCCCGCATGGCATCTATTGCGTTACCGAGATTTCCGTAGACAAGAAGGTAATCAACCGGTTTGCAGAGAGCCTTGACGAGGTAGAAGGTCTAGTCGAAGAGATCAATTCAGAAGGCAAGAATGCGTTTATTGCTCTGAGTAATTTCAACGGTCATAGTCGTATGGGCGACTATGCTGTGTCTTGCCGTTCCTTCTTTGTTGATCTAGATGTCAAACCCGACAAGCCCGGTTGCTATAACAGCAAGGCCGAGGCAGTCGAAGACCTAGATCATTTCCTGAAGGTAACGGAGTTGCCCCCGCCCGTCGTGGTGGATTCGGGTAACGGCATTCATGCGTATTGGCCGTTTGAAGAAGCCGTGCCTATCGCTGAGTGGAAAGCGTATGCGGACAAGTTCAAGCAACTCTGCTTGGATCATATGAAGATTGATCCGGTGGTCACGGCTGACATGACCCGGATCATGCGTTGCCCCGAGACGTTGAACTTCAAGACTGATCCTCCGAACCCGACTAAGTTCCTGACAGAGGAGATCCACCAGTACGACTTCGCTGCCTTTAAAGATTATTTAGGTGAAGTCACTATCTCCACCGCATCAATTCTTGATTTGATCCCGAAAGGATTGGATGAGGACACACGGCAGATAGCCAAGTTCGATAACTTTGAATCGACCTTCCAAGACATCGCTGAGAAAAGTTTAGATGGTTCTGGTTGTAATCAGATTAAGTATGCACTAATCAACTCCAAGACCCTGCCTGAACCGTTGTGGCATTCGGCCCTTTCCGTCGCAAGACACTGCACAGATTGGGAAACTGCCATTCATTTGATGTCCGAGGACTACCCCGGATACAGCCCCGAAGCCACATTAAGGAAAGCAAATGAAACAATTGGTAAACCGCATAGTTGCGAGATTTTCGCGCAGCGAAACCCCGGTGGATGTGACGGATGTCCTCATAAGGGACGAATCACCAACCCACTTGCCATTGGAAGGAAGTTCATTGCTGCCCCCGCAGAGGAAGTCACCAAGGCGGACGCAGTTCGGATCGAAGCGAATCCCCAAGAAGTTCCGCCATTTCCTAAAGCGATCCTACCCTATGTACGAGGACGAGCCGGGGGAATTTACTACTTACCCCCCTCCGAGGAAGACGACGACGGAATAAAGATTCAGCCCGAGCCGGTGCTGATCTCGACCAATGAGTTCTTTCCTATCAAGCGTATGTACGGCGAGTCGGATGGGGAGTTGTTCCTCGTACGTATCAAGCTGCCTCACGAAGTTCGTGAGAAGTACATTTCGATGGGCGAAGCGCAGTCAGTTGATAGCCTAAAGGACATTCTTGGCAAGGCAGGTATTGCACCGCCGAACCAAAACCTGTGGCCTAAGATTGTGGATTACATTATGAAATGGGCGCATTACTTGCAGAGTCAAAATTCAGCAGACAAGATCTGCTTGCAGATGGGGTGGACTCCTGACAACGAGTCCTTCTTGATTGGCGAGACCGAAGTCCTTGGTCACGGTAAGACACGCAGGGCGGCATCGAGTCCCCTAATACGCGATGTATCTAGGCTCTTGAAGCCGAAGGGCGACTATCAAGTTTGGAAGGACAGCATCAATAAACTGAACCTGCCTGAACTTGAGATGCAAGCGTTCGGTCTGTTCGTGTCATTCGGCTCCCCGCTCATGCGGTTTACGTCTACCAACGGCATGACGTTCTGCTTCACGGGTCTGTCAGGCGCAGCCAAGTCTGGCTCGCTCCTCGCTGCACTTTCCGTATGGGGCGCACCGAAGCCGCTCAGCGTTTACGAGTCTACGGACAACGCCTTCAACCTACGTGCTATGTCCCTCAAGAACATCATGATGGGTATGGACGAGGTGCATGACAAACCGCCCGAGCAGATATCGAAACTGATCCACCTTATCTCTCAGGGTAAGGGCAAGATGCGTATGCAGAGTTCGGTCAACTCAGAACGTGAGCAGCAAGAGATCGCCTCGATGCTCTGCCTCATGTCATCTAATATCTCTCTATATGATCTTCTTCTGAACAAGAAAGCCAACGCAAGCGGCGAGATCATGCGCCTGTTGGAATACGTCCTGACGCCCCCATCCTATATGACGTTGGACGTAGGTCGGTCTATCTTCGATCCGTTGCACAGCAACTATGGTCATGCCGGGGTCGAGTTTATGGATCGACTCCTGACTATGGGAGACGCTGCAATCCGCGCTCGTATTCAGAAGTGGAGCAAGCGGATTATGGAGACCAAGTTAGGTACGAATGCAGCCTTCCGGTTCTACGAGACGGCGTTTAGCGCAACGTTTGCAGGGGCCGAGATTGCTAACGAGGCCGGTATCATTAGTTTTGATATCGACCGCATCTTCGATAAGGTAATGCTGGAGACAATTCGCGTGAGAGACCACACACAGAAACATCAGGTTACGGACTACGAAGGACTCCTTGGTGAGTTCCTGAACGATAATTGGCGTCGTGGCACGTTGATCTTCGACGAAGGTCGGGTCATACATGAACCGTTTGGCGAACTTGTAGCACGGGTCGAGATCGGCAACTCAACGCAGTACGTATCCAAGAGCAAGTTCAAGAAGTTCTTGGGTGAGAAGAGCGTAGGTTCGGCTGAGTTTGAGAAGGCTTTGGAGAAGTCTACAGTTCGACTTGAGTCAAAAAAGATGCGTCTATCGACGGGGTGGAAGGCCGGTATGACCACGCCCCCGGTACACGTTTATGCGTTCCAGTACGAAGTGCCTAAAGAAATCCTAGATGACAACAAAGATAGTGGAACCTGAGTGGATCTTTCCGTTTGAGGGTATGGCGGTTGGAGAGAGCTTCTTCATCCCTACCCTCAAGATTCCGGAAATGCTCTACGTTATAGATTGCCGCTCCAAGGCCGCTCAAGTACGAGTGAAGGCTTATGCCTCGTCCAAGGAAGGACACCTCGGAGTGCGCGTCTGGCGTATTGCCTGACTACTGCTTAACTCTATTCATTGCACCTTCAAGGTATCGCTTAGGTATCGTGATACCATCTACGGCTTCTTCAGCGGCTCTACTACGCTGACGGAACGACTGTTCAAGTTCATCCCAATCAATCGTAGCGTCGAACTCAGCAGCAGTCTGAGTTCTGTTCCACTTACTAATATCTTGCAGGGCTTCCATATAACCTTCTTGGTCGCCCTGCGCCCACTCACTGTAGGCAGTCTTCAGCAACGCCTGTCGTCGTGAAATTACTTTATCGACGATTTCTTTTCTAGCACCAGCACGAGCACTTGCTTCGGATACCTGCGTCGGCGTGAAGCCAAACCCTTGCATAAACAATTCATATGCGTCGAGATCTTCCGTGATCTGCTTACCATCTTTAGTCTGCACACCGTCAGTAGCGTAACGAATAGCTTTAGCAATGTTTCTAGCAGCAACGGGCATTAACTTCTCAAGACCGCGATCAGTGTAGCCGTCATAGAAATCTCGCACTGCGTCGATACGCGTACGGATAGAGGCGTATGCCGGTCCCAAGAACTGCTCAATAGCGAACAGTTCCAGTCCTATCTCGTCTAATCGTCGAGGATCATCGCGCCAAAACATACCGTTAAAACCGGTACGCGAGGCCATGTCGATACCGAAGATTTGGTTTACCGGACCTCTGAATGCACCAAGCCCAACGTCTTGCTTTAGATCTTCTTCAGAGTCTGTAATTTCGTCGTCCGCATCACCAAACATTGCAGACGAGAGCGCACTTGCTCCCGCCGCTAAACTCGTGGCAAGGCCATAGAAAGGCAGTCCTTGGATACCGGC